AACCCACGCCCAGATGTTAATCCGGGAAGAGGTTTATTTGGCTGGAATCCTATTTGGAACCCGGCTCAATATATGGTAGGCTCTGTAGGAAGCGTTACCATAGCAACAACAGATGGAGACTAATATGCAGACCCCTAGACTTAGACCAAAAAACTTAAAAAAGAAAAAGAAGGGCGGCGCACCTGCCAACTCTCCAACACCTAAACCTCGTCCAAGAAATCTAGCTACTAAGAAAGAAAAGGATGCGTTGGATAGTGGTTTTCGTATTCAAGAAATGGAAGGCCGCGAAAGAGAAGTCAAGAAAATGGCCTACGGCGGCAAAGCCAAAGTCAAGAAGATGGGTTACGGTGGCGAAGTCAAGAAGATGTCACCGGGCGGCGGTATGTGCCGTGGTATGGGTAAGGCTACGCAAGGCGGTAACTATAGTAAAATGGGGTAAGTTCTGATGAACTACACAGAGCTGGTTGCAGCGATAAAAGATTACACACAGAATGAGGAGACGAGCTTCGTCTCTAACATTCCTACGTTCGTTAGGCAATCAGAAGAACGCCTTAACCGGTCTATTATGGTGCCAGAACTACGTAAAAATGTTACGGCACTCACTTCTAATGGCAATATATACTTAGGCCGACCAGACGATTTTATCTCTGTGTTTTCTTTAGCTGTTGTAGATTCGTCTGGGGATTATTCGTTCCTTATTGATAAGGATGTGAACTTTATTCGTGAAGCCTATCCTTCAGCGAGTACTTCTGCATTACCAAAATATTACGCTCAGTTTGACGGGGACTTTAATGGTGAGCAGGGTAACTTTATCCTTGGCCCAACACCTGACGACGCCTACACAGTTGAGTTACATTACTACTACGATCCTGCTTCAATCGTAACTTCAAGCACATCTTGGTACGGCGACAACGCCGAATCTGCCCTGCTTTATGGTTCTTTGATTGAGGCATACACATACATGAAGGGTGAGGCCGACCTCATCCAATTATATACTACTCGTTACGACGAAGCTCTTGGACAGCTTACCGGGGTCCAAATACGTAGCTCGACAGACGAGTACAGAGATGGGAGACTTTGATGCAAGTTGAAATGGATTTTGGCTTTGACGCCATAAAAGTACATACCGCTAACAAAGGAGGGCATAGTCCTGATTCTGTAGCGGAAATGTGTGTAGACAAGCTAATGAGTGTGTCTACTTCTGCCCCGCCCGAGATACGATTGCAAGCAGAAGCGTATAAATCGCAGATGTTGCAAATTATCGCGCATTATATTAAAGTAGCGGTTAAGGAAGACCGCGCAACTACATGCGTAAAACTACAAGAGGCTGGGTTTCCTGACCTCGCAAATCAACTTAGGAGACTTTAAATGGCCTTTTCAGGTAACTTCATGTGTACATCGTTCAAGAAAGAACTTCTTCAAGGTACGCACAACTTCACTGCCTCTTCAGGCAATACATTCAAACTTGCGCTGTATACAAACAGTGCATCGTTCAACGCGGCTACTACTGCGTATACTTCTGCAAATGAAGTATCTAACTCAGGTTCGTACAGCGCTGGTGGGGGTGCACTTACAAACGTGACACCGACATCTTCAGGAACAACAGGGTTAACAGACTTTGCTGACCTTGCGTTTACATCTGCTACAATTACAGCTCGTGGCGCGTTGATATACAACGACAGCGCCGCCGGTGACCCAACAGTTGCGGTTCTGGACTTCGGTGCAGACAAAACTTCGACTACTGGTACATTTACTATTCAGTTCCCAACAGCGGACGCTTCGAACGCTATTATTCGAATCGCTTAAAAACAAAGGGGTTGCTCTATGGCCTTAATCGTCGCCGATCGCGTACAAGAAACCACTAACTCTACGGGGACTGGGGCTTATACTCTAGGCGGCGCGGTTCCGGGCTTCCAAACATTTGCTTCCGAGGTATCTAACGCTGACACTGTCTATTACTCGATAACGGATAATGTGGATTTCGAGGTTGGCCTTGGAACTTATGCGTCTAGTGGGGGAACTATTACCCGCACAACGGTGTTTACGTCTTCTAACTCCAATAACGCTGTTAACTGGGGTATAGGAACAAAGAATATATTTCTTACATACCCAGCAGATAAAGCTGTAGTTGAGGATGCGAGCAATAACGTGACCATTGGCAACAACTTAGTTGTGGGCGGCACAGTAGATGGGCGCGATGTAGCCGCTGACGGAACTAAGTTAGATTTTGTTACGGTTACACAGGCTGTTGATCTTGACCAAATGGAAACTGATATTGCCGCACTTGAAAATGGTATGGTTTATAAAGGTGATTGGAACGCAGGTTCAGGCAGTTTCCCCGGTGGTGGCTCTGCTCAAACGGGCTGGTTCTATTACGTTTCAGGGGCAGGCACTGTTAATAGCATATCGTTTGCAGTAGGAGACAACATCGTTGCTACGACAGACAATGCGTCTACTTCTACTTACGCAAGTAATTGGTCGAAACACGATCAGACAGATGCTGTTCAAGCCGTTGTAGGTTTAACTGGGTCTGTATCAAAAAGTGGCTTGTTATCTGCACTAAATGTAGAAGACGGTGCAAACGTGACAGACGCGGGTAACGTAAATCCACTAGTGGATTCCCATGTAAATGTCAGCGGTGCAAGCAGTGGGAATTATCTTGGCTGGAACGGTAGCGATTACGCTTGGTCAGCGGTAGATCTATCAAGCAAGTTAAGCTTGTCCGGTGGAACTATGTCCGGTGATATAGATGGCAACGGCAACAAGATGCTTTTTGCTAACATGTATGCATCAACTGGTGACTTGCCAAGTGCTACAACATATCACGGTATGTTTGCTCATGTTCATGGCACAGGTAAAGGTTATTTTGCCCACGCGGGTGCATGGGTTCCTTTAGCTAACGAAACAGCAACACTGGCGCTATCTGGCGGAGCTATGACCGGAGCTATCACAACTAACAGCACTTTCGATGGTCGAGACGTAGCTACAGACGGTACAAAACTCGATGGCATAGAGTCCGGTGCAGATCAGACAGACACAGCTAATGTCACTGCCGCAGGAGCCTTGATGGATTCTGAGGTTGACGCTGATATTAAGACTTTGTCATTACCTGCCAATACAACTATCAGTGCATATGGTAAGACATTAGTTGATGACGCGGACGCCGCTGCAGCTAGATCAACTTTAGGTTTAGGCACAGCCGCTACTACCGCAGCTTCCGCATATGCTACAGCCGCTCAAGGTGCTACGGCTGACGCCGCTTTACCAAAAGCCGGTGGGGCTCTAACAGGCGCTGTCACAACTAACTCAACCTTTGATGGCAGAGATGTTGCTACTGATGGTACTAAGTTAGATGGTATTGAAAATGGAGCGGATGTGACAGACACCGCCAACGTCACTTCGGCGGGTGCGCTCATGGACAGCGAACTGGCTAACCTCGCAGCAGTTAAAGCCATAAATCAAAGCTTGGTTACTACAGCTAGTCCTACGTTTGCTGCGTTGACTGCGAATGGCAACATAACAGTAACAGGTACAGTAGATGGGCGTGATGTTGCGACTGACGGCGCAAAGCTAGATGGTATTGAGAGCGGGGCTACAGCAGATCAGACAATCACCGCAGGTTCTGGGCTATCAGGTGGTGGCACTGGTAATGTAACACTAAGCCACTCAGATACTTCTTCTCAGGGCAGCGTTAACAACTCTGGTCGAACCTACATCCAAGACATCACTCTGGACACCTACGGACACATTACAGGACTAAGCAGTGCCACAGAGACAGTGACAGACACAACTTACAGTGCTGGTGCTGGTCTTGATTTATCAGGTACAACTTTCAGTGTTGAGACTGACTTGCGTGGTGAAGTTTACTACATGGGTCGTGACAGTAATGACTGGATTGGTGTTGAAACTACTTATTTCAATGTTAATCTAGATGGTTCTGAAAGAATGAGAGTAGAGAACGATGGCGATGTTCATGCAGATGGCAACGTCATTGCTTACTCTACAACAATATCTGATGAACGTCTAAAGAAAGACATCGTTAAGATAGACAATGCTCTAGATAAAGTATCACAGTTAAATGGTTACACATTTGAATACTTAGCTGATGGCAAAAAGTCTGCTGGCGTTATTGCTCAAGAAGTCGAGAAGGTAATGCCAAGTGCAATCGTTGAAAGCACGTTACCTCTTAAAATGGGTGACGATGATAAGACTGAATACAAGACAGTGCAATACGATCAACTTCATGGATTAATGATTGAAGCAATCAAAGAACTTAAAGCTGAAATTGAAGAACTAAAAGCGAGATAAAACATGGCATTACCGGCAAGTGGGCAAATATCTTTAAATGACGTAAATGTAGAACTTGGTAACAGTGGCACGGCGCAGATTGACATGAATAGTTCTGCTGTTCGTGACTTGTTCGATATTGCGTCAGGTGAAATTGAAATGTCTGATGGTTATGGGAAATCGAGCTTTGCACCTTGGACAACCACACCTACATTCCAAAACTTTACAGGAGGTCTAAGTACAATAAACGGTACATACACACCAACGTCTGGAACTGTGAAATTCTTGGTTATGATGTGGAGTTCTGTTGGTCATGGTGGGAACAGTACAGCTTATACTAACCTACCTGCCATTGGTGCTTCTGGGGCACACGGTGCTGGTTATAGCGAAAGGTTATATACGCACAGTGGTAGCACAACGTATTCTTACAAATTAGGAAGTCAAGCAAACTATCAAGCAGTTGGTGGTGGTTACACCCCTCCTTCAAGGTCATATGCTGGAACAACGTATTTTTACGGACCCGGAGCCACAATGTCCTGTACAGGTACGGGTAATCCGGGCGGAAGCGGAACCGCAAGCGGCGGTACGTTTAATGCGAGTGGCGGCGCTGGCGGTAGCTCTACAGGTGGCGGCGGTGGCTCAAGAACAGGTAATGGCACAAGTTCTGGAGGTAACGGAGGTACTTCTCTTGCGGCTGGTGCTACCAACATCAACTTTTTGGGTTGGCGCGGTTTTGACTGGTCAAGCAGTTGGGGGGAAAGTAGTGATCGAGGTTCTAGTGGTAGGGGAAAATACCACCCACGTTCTGGAGACCCTTATGATGGCGGTGCTCTTACCACTATGGAAACAAATTGGGCTGACGCTAATGATTACGCCAAAAATGGTGCGCCTAAATCAAACCAATCAAACGGAACAAGAGGCGCTGCGGCTCAAATACTTATACTAGAGTACCACAGCGGCGATAGTGATGGGACATAGACATGAATCTGATTGTAAATAAAACAACGTTTGTTGTGCGAGGCTGGGTAGAAGATGATGAGCCTTTGCCGAGTGGTGTGGACCCATCAGAGTGGGAATTAACATATTACAGCGGAGAAGAACCTGATGGGCAGTGGGTTGCACCCCCTGCTTTTGATAACTTAACCGCCGATCCCTATATCGAAGTTACGTTCGAAGATAACGTTCTTACTTGGGCGTCTTAAATGTTAGGTTTTTCCCCATATTCAGCTGCAGCCTTCTCCGACGTAGGTAGTGGGGAACAGCTATTTGTTGCTACAGGCGTTGTTGGTAATGGGGCTGTTGGTACGGTATCAGTTACGGGAAATCAGAGTGGGTTAACCCTTGGCTCTGTACAAGGCTCTGCAACAATCGGTGGCGTGGCAGTAGACGCTGGTGGTACACCTGTAATCACATCTCCAAACGCTATGGTAAGTGGTCTAGGTACAGTTATAGCTTCTACAGACTTAGAGCTTACACTTACAGGCGTTGCGGCTATTGGGTCGCCGGGCACCGTTACTGTTATAAACGCTTCGGTTATTAGCCCTACGGGTCTTGCGGGCACTACGAATACCCCAAGTGTTTCTACTACTTCTAATGCTACATTATCCGTCACAGGAGTAGTCGGAACTATGTCTGTAGGCACGGTGCAAGGCCAAGCAGGTGCTGGTGCGGATGTGACTGGAGTTTTAGCTACAGGTAGTGTAGGCTCTATAACAATGACGGGCGCAGCATTGGTAACTCCGACTGGAGTATCAGCTACAGGGACCGCCGGGCAAACACTTGTATGGGGTAGGATTAAGCCTGATCCCGGTACAATATGGACAAGAATAGCAGCGTGAGGATGAATAATGCCTAGTACATACACAGACAATGGTGGCATTGAGCTTCCAGCCAACGGAGAACAGTCCGCTACATGGGGCAACACCGTAAACGACAACATGAGCATTATCGACCGCTTAACAAACGGCATTGGTGCAATTACTCTCTCTGGCACAACACATACTTTAACTACTAGCGACGGCACAACTTCTGACGGGCAATACAAAGTCCTCGTACTAGGGGGTTCTCCTTCTGGCACTAACACAATTACTGTAGCGCCAAACAACGGGCAGCATATATACATTGTTAAGAACGGTACTGGGCAAACAGCCACATTCACTCAAGGCTCAGGCGCAAATATAAGCGTTTTATCCGGCACAACTAAAATTATATATTGTGACGGTGCAGGTTCTGGCGCAGCTGTTGTAGACATTACGGGCTCCTTAGACTTAGGGTCATTAATCGTATCGGGTACTACGGTCACTTCAACTGGCGCGGAGCTAAACATCCTCGATGGCGTAACAGCCACAGCTGTTGAGATTAATAAACTCGACGGCTTTACGGGCGACGCCGCCGATTTAAACTACGCTAAAGATTTACGAGCGACAGGCGTTACGACTTCTGAGTTTGATGTTCTTGATGGCATTACAGCTACAACTGCTGAACTTAACTTAATGGATGGCGTTACAGCTACAACGCAAGAGTTAAACTTTGTTGATGGTGTTACCTCAAACCTACAAACACAACTTAATACTAAAGCGCCTTCTTCAAGCCCTACGCTCACAACACCTACGCTCACAACACCTACGCTTGGTGGCACTACTACAATAACAGGTGGAACACAAAGCTGGACAGTAACACCGTCTGGAACAAATTTAACTTTTGCCTATAACGGCACAAATGTTCTTCGTGTAGACAGCTCTGGCAATTTAACGGCCTTGGCTAACGTCACTGCATACGGGACTATATCGTAACTATTCCGTCGGAGGTTTATAATGCCACTACAAAAACTTCAGTTCCGCCCCGGGATTGTAAGGGATACGACCGATTACACTAATGAAGGTGGATGGCGCGATGGAGATAAGATTCGTTTCCGTTTAGGTTTTCCCGAAACTATTGGTGGTTGGACTAAGTATACGAGCACCCCTATGTTGGGTTCTTGTCGTGACCTGCATGCGTGGACTGCGTTATCAGGTACAAGGTTTGTTGCAGCGGGTACTAATCTCAAGTTGTACATTGTAGACGGCAACCTACCGTTAGATATTACACCAATACGTGCTACTACGTCTGCAGGGGACGTTACCTTCGCGGCTACCAATGGTTCTTCGACAATTACTGTGTCGGACACAAACAACGGCGTATTTTTAAATGATTTTGTTACGTTCTCAGGAGCCGCTAGTCTTGGCGGCACTATCACCGCCGCGGTGTTGAACAAAGAGTATCAGGTAACTTCTGTTGTAAACGCTAACTCGTACACTATTACCACTACTGCTACGGCTAATTCTTCAGACACAGGAAATGGCGGTAGTTCCGTAGTAGGCACGTACCAAATAAACACAGGTTTAGGTGATGCTGCATTAGGTAGTGGGTGGGGCGCAGGTGTTTACGGGCGCGGGGCATGGGGTTCTTCATCGGACGTATCAATTCCCGGCGCACAACTTCGTTTATGGTCTATGGACAACTTCGGAGAAGACTTATTAGCAAATGTACGTGGCGGGGGTATTTTCTACTGGGATACTTCTACGGGTACTGGAGCAAGGGCGGTAAACATCACTACTTTAAGTGGGAACAACCAACCTCAAGTTGCTAATATTGTCCTTGTTTCTGAACGAGATAGACACGTCATTGCATTTGGCTGTGACCCTCAAGGTGATCCCGGAAACCTTGACCCGCTTACAATACGCTTTTCAGATCAAGAGAGTTTTACTGATTGGGCGGCAACGTCAACAAACACTGCTGGAGAACTACGTATCGGCACTGGCTCTGAAATTATAGCCGCAATACAAACAAAACAACAAGTGATAGTGTTTACAGACCGCTCCGTATCTTCAATGCAGTTTATTGGTGCTCCGTTTACTTTTGGACTTACTGAAGTCTCCACAAACACATCTATCGCGGGCCAAAACGCTGCTGTTGCTTTCGGAGATGCGGTATATTGGATGGGTGATCAAGTATTCTACAAGTATGATGGTAACGTACAACCTATACCATGCCCTATAGAAGAATACGTATTTGACAACATGAACATTGCACAACGTGCTAAAGTCACTGCTGCGGCCAATAGTAAATTTAACGAAATATGGTGGTTCTATCCTTCAGCGACTAGCCAAACAAACGATAGTTATGTTGTGTTTAATTACGTTGAAAATAGTTGGTATTATGGAACTTTGCCCCGCACTGCATGGTTCGATAACGCTGTTTCTAACTTACCTATTGCAGCTTCACCCGACGGGTACATATATTTCCAAGAAAATGGTGTAGACGATGGAAGTACCAACCCACCTAGCCCAATAAGTAGCTACATAGAATCTAGCGCTATAGATATGGGGGACGGGGATCAGTTCATGTTCATGTCAAAAGTTTTACCAGACCTGACATTCCGAAACTCTACGTCTACCCCTAGTGCTACGTTTGAAGTTAGTGCAAGAGACTTTCCCGGAGCCAGCTTCGATCAGACAAATTCTGGCAGTGCAGTGCGATCTGCCACAGCTCCCGTAGAACAGTTTACGGAACAGTTGTTCTTCCGTTTACGAGGTCGGTCTATGGCCTTAAAAGTTTCCTCGAATACTCTTGGAACGCAGTGGAGGCTTGGTACACCACGCGCAGATATGCGTACAGATGGGAGGCGGTAATGTCCCAACAGACAACGATACCATTCTTCGCCGATGCTCCTCAAGAGTACACGCAGTCCTATATGGCGCAGGTTACAAGGGCGTTTGCCCTATATGCTCAACAGCAGCAGAACCCCGGCCCAAGTAGGGCTAACACACTCAACTTAACAGGACTTTCCGTCTACGCAAACAACGCTGCAGCTGTGTCTGGTGGTTTGGCAGTTAATGATGTATATAAGACCGCAACTGGGGAGCTAAGGATAGTAGTATGACTGATAAAACAACACCTGAACGTAAAGATGTATCTGTACCGATCACTGCGCCGAAACCTGCGGGTGGTGGTGTGTTTTGATGGAGATGGCCGCAATTTGGAATATTGGATTAACCGCAGGGGGCGGTTTTTTAGTGTGGTGGATTAAATCTCACCATGAAGAAGTGAAGCGGGTAACTATCCTACTTAACAGAACTCGTGAAGAACTCGCTAAAGAATACGTCACTAAGACTGACTCTAATCAAGTGCTTAGTCAAATAATGAGTAAGTTTGACAAGATAGAAGAGAAGTTAGATAGGTTAGTGGAACGACAATGATACGTTTCCTTATAGCGGTACTCTTCTTTATTGCAGGTCTTGCTATAGGTAGCTCTGTCTTCGCCGAGGATATAATTAAAACTGATACGAATAGCACAATAACTTCTAATGGTTCGATGGACACTACTGTTAAAAGTCCGCCGCCTTCTGCGATTTCTCCGCAGATTAGCGCAAGCAACTCTGACCTATGCACTGTAGGTGTCGCGGGGGCGGTGCAGACGCAAATACTAGGTATCTCTGCGGGTAGAACCGTTCGAGACATGAATTGTGAGAAGCTCAAGAACGCGAAAACCATGTACGATATGGGGATGAAAGTGGCAGCGGTATCCGTAATGTGTCAGGACGAAAGAGTGTTTGAAGCCATGCTCAACGCGGGGACGCCCTGTCCCAAGGATGGGTTGGTGGGCGATAAAGCTAGGTTAGCTTGGGAAATGGAAGCCGTAAAAGAAGAAATACAAAGAGATCAGAACAATCCTATGAGGAAGATTTTCAATGAGAACGTTGAAACAAAAACAGGTCTTAGTGTTATTATTAGCACTTTGGCCTTCTTACTCTTCTTGTGATCCCTATAGTTATGGGTCAACAGGTAACGCGGCGTCCACAGCACTGAGTTGGGGGATGGGTTCTGTCTTACCCGATGTTCCGGGAATTGATATAAACGGTCTCCTGTATAGATATACTACTGTGAAGAACCCGGAAGACGATATGAAAGTTCATGTCGGTAATAAAAACGCTAACGGAGATGGTTATATCTTTCGAGAAACCGACGACTGGTCGGGAGTTCCCGGCAACACGATTGTTAAATCCTTTCCCCTTTCGAACATTCCGGCTACTCAATGGGGTGCGGGTTCGATTGACATTGAAGGGGAGGGTTCGGTCAAAGACGCTGTGGTTATATATAGCTTTCGAGTAGACGAGTGCTTTGACCCACAGTCCAACCCTAACTGTCCGGGGTATGTAAAGCCCATGCCTGTCCTTCCTGTGATAGAAGTGTATGATGCACTTGAAGACGATGCTGTTGTTGAGACGTTAGAAGTAGACGAGTTTCAGTATGATGAAGATGACGAACTAATCCTTTCTGAAGAGGAAGAGGAAGAAGAAACAAGAATTGAAATGGGTCTAATGGCGTCTGCCAACGCTTTGACCCTATTTAAGACACAAGGACAAGACGATATTATAATGGCTATTAACCAACAGACTAACATAGCTATGTATTATAATGCGTCTATTAAAGGAGGTGTGTATGCTGACGCCCCCGGTCTTGCTGATTCAGAGATAACTGACAACAAGAAAGCCTTGCGTAACAACTTAGCACAACAAATACTGCATGAGAGAATGGTTGACATGCAGTACAATAGATAAGGTTTATTATGAAATATTTTATTGCAACACTTTCCTTGTGCGCATTTCCAGCACTAGCTAACGTCGAAATTACGGGTAGCGTAGAAGCTAAATGTGTCATTCAAACAACTAAAAGCGGTGTATACGGAAACCCGATTGCTAGTAAGTTAAGCACTACTCCTTCTGACGGGGGCGTATTGCCAGTAATTAGATACGATGTATCCATTGCGGATTCCTACACAGCTAACATAACGCATCCAACATCGTTTAGTTCTTCCCCTACATTAACAGACACATTAGCGTGGACAGGTAGTACGACGGTCACACAAACGTCTGTGTCAGGAATGTCCGCTTATAACGATGCCAAAGTTGTAGTAGACAACACCACAATCTTTAATCTTACGCTCGCAGGATCAACATGGTTCTCTACTGCTTCTAGTGCAGTTTATGGGTCAGCTAAACCGTTTCCCGGAGGAAACTATACCGCAGTCGTGCAGGCAAGTTGTGTCGCTAAGTAAGTTCATTGCAATAGGTACGCTATTTACTTTCGGTGCGTCCGCGCACGAAATGACCCCCGCCTACCCAGAAGTAAAGGTGTCCCACGTTAAAAACGTAGTTAAAGTGGAGATGTCTCTGTTTAATTCTAGGGAAGAAATAAAATATTATCAAATTGATTTGTTTGATTTAAACTGGATGCCTATACCTTTTTCTACGCCGTATAGAATTATGAAGGTTGACTATAAAGAACATAAAGGTTTTGATGTCTACATAAGGAAGAGAGACACACCCGAAGCGGTATACCTGTGTACTACGTCGAAAGTAAAAAAGACTAATAAGTCCAGAACTTTAGTGTCTTCTAGAATATGCTCAAGGTTAGATGGTCCACCCGCATGAGATTAATATTTGCCCTTTGTTTGTTAGCTAGTTCGGCTGTAGCCGACAACAGCTCCCTTTCGCTTGCTTTGCCGAACCCTCCAATGAACTATCAATCGGATTCGTTTTCGACGGGCAGTACTCGATGCAGTAATGCTGTAGGTGGGGGTGTAAACCTAGAGTATGGCGTGACAGGTGTGTTGTCAGGCTTAGACACAAACAGCAGAGGCAAGGATATAGGCGTATACGCACGTATTGTTATACCCTTGGATAAACCTAAGTCTCGTATTAACTGTGATGATCTTTATCAAATAGAGTTGGCACAACGCAGGTTAGAGATACAAAAACTACGTGATGAAATAGAAGCACTAAGAAACTTACAGAATGCAGGTGGTGAGATGGAGTTTGAGAACTAATGGATACTACCAAGATAGCGGATAACATTGATGGACTTGCAGATCGTGAGTTTAAGACCGGTGGTATGAAGCTGTCATTCGGTTCAATCATGGCTATATTTGCTTTCTTGTCTACAGTTGTAGGTGGCTTGTATGGCGGGTTCGTAATGTACCAAAAGATCGAAGAGGTCGCAGGTCTAGACCTTGGAGCTTATCAACAAGCGATGGATGTTATGGATGCAAAAGTCACGGGTATCGCAGAGAAGGTTGAAGAATCGGTAGAGTACAGTCGTGACATTAAGAACGGGTTGCGTTCGGATATATTGAGTATAGAGAAGCAAACAGATCGTGTGGAAGATATGGTGCGAGAGTCTGAGGACAAAGTTCGCAAGATGATAGACAATGCAGAAGTACGATTTGAAAATCAACGAGAACGTGTTAGAGTATCGCAAAGCGGTGATATGAAAGAATTAGAAGATAAATTAATGGGTAAACTACAGCGGGCATTAGACAACCCATTGGCAGATTAGGAGACTGAACGTGCCATCAAAGAGTAAAATGAAATTAGTTTTATTAGCAGGACTGCCTAGAACTGGGTCAACTTTGTTGCAAAATATTTTAATACAAAACCCTGAAATTCAAACTGAAGGAAATTCGGCGTTATGCCAAGTTATGGGGGATGCTATAATTTCTTGTGAACAGAATGCGTCACCACAGTTAATCGGGGTAGGTAAAGATATTTCTTTTAAAAAATCTCTTTTACAAAACATTCCTAATATTTATTACCCAGACTTTAAAAATAAAGTTGTTATTGATAAATCTAGACTGTGGGCTAGTGAACATAACATTTCGATGGCGCGGGAATATATATCAAAGGATGTAAAAGCTATTGTTCTGTATAGACCGATAGAAGAAATTGTTGCTTCTTTTGCAAAATTGTATCCCGAGGATAGGCGTGAATCTGTATATGTAGCCCTATTAAACGATGCTAGTGATTTTTTTAGAGAAATATATTCTACATATGAGGCTAAAAACTCGAATGATCCTAATTTTCTTTTTGTTTCTTACGATGATATAACTTTAAACACTGAAAAGACATTAAGCGATATTTATAAACATATAGGTCTAAATAGGTTTATTCATAACACTAGAGTAATTAACCAAACGGTTTTTGAAGACGACGAGAGAAATAATGTTGCGCCGGGGATGCATATAATACGCCCTAAAATTGAAAAGCAAATTAACCCAGTTATACTTCCAGATTGGGTAAAAGAACTTTGCAGAAATATCACAAACGGTTTTTCCGAATGTGGACTATTGGAGAAAATAAAATGACAGAATTTGAAAAAGCCGATTTAGATGGTAGCGGCACAATAGACCAAACTGAGTGGGATAAGTTAGCGTTAGAAGATAAGCGTTTAAAAATGGCCGATGAGGACGCGCAACGTGATGCTCAAAGGCAGATGGCATGGTTTGCATTATTCGGCATGTTGTTGTATCCTTTCGCAATAATTATCTGTAACTTGGCTAGTCTTGACGAAGCCATGAAGTCGCTAGCTTCTATCGCTGGTGTGTATTTTGTTTCTGTTGCGGCTATTGTTGCTGCCTTCTACGGCAAGGAAGCCTACACAAAAGGAAAGGCGAATAACTAATGATGAGTTTAGTAAGTAATTTGGTAGGTCCTGTTACTGGGCTACTAGACAAAGTTATTGAGGATAAAGATCAAAAGGCTAAGTTAGCCCACGAGATCGCAACAATGTCCGATCAACACGCCCAGCAAGCCTTAATGGGGCAATTAGAAATAAACAAAGCTGAAGCTGCGTCTGGCTCAGTTTTCAAGGGCGGATGGCGTCCGTTTATAGGTTGGGTATGCGGCGTTGCTTTCGCTTATCATTTTGTACTACAGCCATTAATTGTGTTCGGCGTAACCGCCGCTGGCGTTGACATTCCAGAGCTACCAGAATTTGATATGGGTAGTTTGATGACTGTTATGATGGGTATGCTCGGTTTGGGCGGACTTCGTAGCTATGAAAAGAAGCAGGGGTTGGCGAAGTAATATTTTGAAAATTCCCTTTTTAACCTTACGCCGACACATAGAGCTAAACGTGTACACGTTTCACGCCGCGCTAGACTTTAGTTTTTTAGATAGGTGTGAGCGTAGTTCTTATATGAGAAGGCCGGGCAGTGCAGCCAACTCTAAAAAAATATTTAATAGAAACGACATTTCTATTTCCACTTGTTACGGGCTTATAGAGCTCCAGAAAAAAAGTTTGGCTTTTAAAGCGTGGCAAGATTTTGAGTTTACTATGAAAGATGGTGTTGTGAATTTTGACTGCGTGAACCCAGATCTCTTTTTGTGGACGGACTCGCATACTTCTCAGACTAATGGATTTTCTGAAAGACATGGCCTAACAGTAGTTAAAATAGAGTCTCCTTACTATGTAGAATGTACGGAAGATATAGACTTTGTGATGACTCCTAGTCCATTTGGACATCAATGTCTTTGTTATGTTGGAGGTATAACTAACTATAAATATCAACATGCTACCAGTATGTTTGCGTATTTTAAAAGGTCTGAAGATGGTAGGTGGCGGTTTAACGCGGGAGATGATATGGTAAACATTACCCCAATGAGTGATCGACCTTTAAAAGTTATTCATCACTTTGATAAAGATTACCACGCTATGTTAGGGCAGAAGATGAACCCATTAACAGTGACTAATTCATTTTTAAAACGGCGAAAAGCAGATCAGGAGAAAAGTAAATGAGTGACTCTTTAAAACTACTGCAGGAGAGATGCGGGGTTACACCCGACGGAGGTTTCGGACCAAATACAGCCCGTGCTATTGTATCTCACTACGAGTTATCCCCTGAACACGGGGCACACTTACTGGGGCAAGCCGCACACGAAAGCGGGGGATTTAGACTTTGCCGAGAAAACCTAAACTACGGTTGGGAAGCTCTTATGCGGACTTGGCCTAGTAGATTTACGG